ATTTTTTTCCGCTGAGATAATTTCACCCTTTAGAGTTTTTGAGTGATAAGTTTTTCCTACAAGTAGGCTTTCGATAGAATAGACATTTGCTGACATTTGAGTCCGCCTTTCGTTTGTTGATAGTAGCAATTATAGCCTATCCCACTGACATTTTCTAATTACTAGCGAGTAATTCCAAATAATGAGACGCTCAAGTCATGTGATAAAAATCACAAAATCTCGGGCGTGTCGCAAATTCCAGGGGTTGTGGATAACTCCCGTAACCCTGTGGATAACCCCGCTCTTTTGCGGGCGCATCAACTTTTGTCAAGTCGACACGCCGTTACTTATTTAAAATCTTTAAAAATTTCCTCAAGCTTTAAAATTTGCTCATCTGTTAAATGATCAATTTCAATTGCTTTTTCAAATCCAAAAAAATCCGTCATTCGCTCATCAACCTTTCTAAATCGTCTGCGTTATCTCTCATGTAATTATCTTGAAAATCTAGTAACGCCTCATTGTAAGCAATTGGGTCACAATCTTTTAAGATTTGGGAGGGATAAAAAACAGCGTTACCCATTTCATAGACGGGATAACAATCATCAAGCATTTCATCAAATAATTGTTTAATCGCAAAAGTAATTTCAAAATCTAGCATTAGTTAGTTTCCTTATCTTGTAAAATGTTAAGAATAATTTGTAATTGTTCAACAGAAAGAAGTGCTTGAGCACAGCCCCATGTAAATGCTAAATCCATTTCTTGATAATGTTTTTTAGCAAGTGTATTTATTTCTTGAGTTAATTCGAAATTAGTTTTCATTTAGATACATACCAATCTGTCCACATAGGAAGTTGCTCAGGGTCACCATCATAGTAGTAACGCTCAATGTTTTGTTCACAATCCATACAGAAAGTGTATTGCTCATCTCCGATTTCTGAGATAGCGGATTTCATAGGGTTATGTTCTTTACATAGTGTGTTTAGTGTAGTCATTTGAGACCACCTTTCTTTTTGTTTGTATGTCGCTATTGTAGCAGGGGGGTCTGACATTTTGACCTGTTTCTCGGGCGTGTCGCAAAACTATTTTTGTGATAAAAATCACATAAATCCTGGGGTTTTCCACAGATGCCCGTAAGCCTGTGGATAACTCCCGCAAGTACTTGCGGGCCAGCTTGACAATGTCAAGCCGACACGCCGTTAGGCTAGTGTGATTCTTGCCACATCTCACGCATCTCCGCTATGAAGTCACGATAGACGATCCTCGCCATGTATAGGGCGGGGATAGCAAGGGCTAACTGTACTAGTGTAGTAAGTAGTCTATTCATGCGGTCACCTTTATGTTCTGAACATTAGCGGTAAACTTTTTACCCTTTCCTAATTCGCTATCGTTAAGCGTTTTAATTAGATTATCAATAGCCTTAACATCATGAGCGACATTATCGATTGAGATTAGTTTAGAGCCTTGCCAAATTGAGTAAGTGATAGTCATTATTAGTTCTCCCATGTTAGTGCGAATAGTTTTGCTAGTGCTTCATCATCTTCATCATCAAAGTCATCAAAGTCAAGCGCTGGCGCTTCATCTAGTTCATCATCAAGGTGACGATAGGCGTCTGATACATCTGATTGGATAGTGTCCCACTTAGAGACGGAATTATTTTCGTATGAGTATGCGTATGACATTATTTATTCATCTCCTTAGCGATAGCCTCTGACTTAGTTAGTGCCTCTAGGGCGATTGCTAGGGAGGCAAGGCGTTGCGCCTCTACCATTTGCTTGTATTCATCTAGGTTCATTTATGACCTTCTTTCGTTGTTGTTATTCTGTAATTGTAGCGTATGGGTCTGACAAATTGGGGAGGTTGGCTAGTGTGTCGGTGTGATACTAGTCACACTCTCCACATGGGCATTGAGGAAACTCTCGCTCTTGCTTTATGCGGTTAGCGAGTCGCTCTACCTTTAGGTAGGTATCAGCGGAGGCACCTCGGAAAGATACTACCTTTCCTTCAGCGATAAGGTGAGCAGCCTTAACAATCTTTTGCTCTAATGTTAGTGAAGTCATTATTTAACTTCCTTTCTTTTTGTTATACCTTAAGCATAACATGGGGGTCTGACAAAAATCAAGTCGAGAAAGGCGCAATTCGGACATTTCGACTATGAGTTACATCACATTTACAAAAAATAAAGGGCAATTCGGACATTATGGGCGCACTATCTGAAATTATTTTCGTTTTTTAACTCTGTATCATACATGTAAAAAATATATTAACATTTTCTTAAATCTGAAAAAGCAGTTGACTAGAATATAGGGCGGGGTATAATAAGGGTATGGAACCATATGCATCTATAGTGAAGAAACAACTTGCTCAAATATTAGAGAAAGAACCCAATGCTGTTTTAATTGAGAAGAACATTGTTGTATTAAAAAACTGGCTATCAGATGATCTTTGCGACAGATTAGTAGCTCATGTAGAATCCTTTGGAGAAGATGCTTGGTGGGAAAAAAATAAACGAGAATGGTGGCATGGCAAATTCTTTTTTATAGAAGATCCAGATCTTGATGCAGAGCTAAAACATATGCGTATAAGGCTACAGGAGCTCTTTAGACAGGAGCTTTGGGTAGAAAGCATGAACTCTGTTCATAGAATGACTAAAGGGCAGTCTATGTTCATACATGCTGATAATTTGGCGGAATCCCTTGGATTAGATAATAAGTGCGTATTTGGTGTTACACACTATATAAGCAATTTTGACGGCGGTGAGATATCCTACCCAAATGTAAAATTTATTTACAAACCAGAAAAAGGCGATTTGTTGCTACATCCTGGATGGGAAGAATATGCCCATCATACAGAAGATGTTATAGGTGATAGAGTAAGATATATTGTAGCTGGATTTGCATCACTTCCAGAGGCGGAAGAATTAAGAAAAAATGATCAGCTATATGAAGGCATAGATGCAGTTAAAATGTCTAGTGCTGTAAATGGAATATTTGGGAAAGATGATTTGCCTGAAAATTTCTTCACAGTCCCACATGAGTATTTAGAAAAAAAATAAAAGGTATTGACTTCTATAAAAACAAAATGATACACTTAGTTTGCTTTGTGGGGGCTTACCCTGAAACTCAATATGTACCAGATAACATCTGAGAATATCGTTTTAGGACTGCTTCTCTATCTTTCCAAAAAGAAAAAATTTGGGGGGTAGGGGGGCTTTCCTAAAATCTAATATACCCAGATAAACAATTACAAAACATAAAGAAAATACATAAGAAAAGGCGGGATAGAAAGATGAAGCTAATAATTTCAATAGCCATAGTAACTGTAATAACCTTTATCCTTGGTATAGCATATCAGATATTGGCTAGATAATAAAACGGACAATATGGACATTGATTTAATCACACATCCTAGATCAGCAAAACATTGGTTTAGATGGTATATTCAAAATAACACTGACCTAACCATAGATACTCTTCCATATATAAAAAAAGAGTCGGGAACAATGGAGATAGATAATTCATTTAATGCCAAATTCAACAGTTTAACCTCTCTTGGTAATACAATGGCTATAATTAGAAACCCAGAAGACTGCCTTTCTTCATTATTAACTATGGAATCTTTGGATAACTTAGAACTTAGGCTTAATCAGTATGTATACTACTATGAGTTTATTCTAGACAATGTAGAGCATATTTTTAGATTTGAAGATGTTATTTCTGATCCCGCCATGATTGCAGAGTATTTCTGCAAAAGGAGCAATAAGACCTTTAACCCTGTAAAAACAGATTATGCTCAATATGAGCAGTGGTATCTGCAAACTCAGGATCCTAAAAAACTAATTACCTCAAAGACTAATAGCCTATATGATCAATCTCGGTCTATTCTCGATAATGTAGATTTATCTAGGCATAATGACCTTTATGAGAAAGCATTGGCAAAATGTTTAATATTGTAGTCTCTATTTTCGACTCACTTTTTTCAAGTTCTGTTTCACGTGAAACATGTACTATGATATATAAGATAATAGGTTAATATGAGGGCCTATAGCTTAATCTGGTTAAAGCAATTGTCTTATATGCAATCGACTTTGGGTTCAAATCCCAATAGGCCTACTTTGTTTCACGTAGAACATGGAGTATAATAGTAATATGTTAGCTTATGATGTTCCTCTTTCCGCCCTCATTTTTATTCTATGGGCAGGTGTACCTGTACAGGAATATATAAATGGGCCAACTGAGGAAGAAACTCTGGCATATATAGAGATGTTGAACAAAATCATAGAAAATGAAAATGATGGTCTCTAATTTTCGGCTCACTTTTCGCCGCACTATTTTAGGAGTTTATTGTGGAGTATGAAGTAATAAAAAACAATATTGTTTATTTTAAGAATGCCGTACCAAATCATAAAGAAATTATTGAGTGTATAGAAAATGTCGAGAATAATATAATTACTAAATGGGTGCCATGGGGAAATAAATATTCAACTTCATTTGAGCAAAAAGATAGTACAACAGAGCTGTATGGAAACGGAAAGAGTATCCATAGCCCTATTTTTGATAAAGCAGGAGAATCCAAAGATTATTACTGGGTCTACGACTCTTTGTATAAAGCCTTATCAGAATGCTCTTCGATATACAAAGATATAATGGATATAGACGAGTCAGTTAATCCAAGATTAGAGACTCCTGGTTTTGTAGTTGGTAGATACGATTCAGAAAAAAGCAGAGGACTTCACTCAGACTGTAATTACGACGACCTAGAACACTCTTATGTTTTTTACCTTAACGATGATTATGAGGGTGGAGAATTAAGCTTTCCAGAACTGGATGTAATTTTTAAACCAGAAGCAGGAAGTGTTGTAATGTTTAAATCAAATGAGGTAGACAACATACATCAAGCACACATTTCGTATGGTATTAAATATATCATTCCACATTTTTGGAGAATGGGACCATCTCAAGGATTTATACCTTTTGGCACAACCTTAGATCAATATGTTAATGATGCGAAAAACAATATTACTCACAATTTTTATGATCTTATTAGAGTAGATAAAAAGGACGTTGCTAGTGAATACAAATAATACAAGATATAAGATATTTGATAACTATCTCGACTTATCTTCTTTTACCAAGCTGCAGTATTCTATTTTAGATAATGGTGCTTTCCCGTGGAATTATAATGCTTACATAGTATCTCCAAACGATAAAAGAGCTTTAGATAGACACCAATTTACGCACGTTTTTTTTCGAAGTTCTCCTAAAGAAACTTTAAAATCTGACCACTACCCAGATTTATCAGATTTAATAAACAAGATAGCCCCATCAGATTTAATGAGAGTCAAGGCCAATCTTGGAATAAAAACTTCAGAACATTTAGAGGGTGGTTTTCATACAGATACAAATATTCAGCATAATACAGCAATTTTTTATTTAAACACAAATAATGGGTACACGCAATTTGAAGACGGAACTATTATAGATAGTGTTGCTAATAGACTTGTTGTTTTTGACTCTACTATACTACATTCTGGATTTTCTCAAACAGACAAAAATACAAGATGCGTAATAAATCTTAACTACACAGGAGGTTTATCTTATGAATAAAGTATACTTAGACGAAAATATATTTTACATAGAAGATTTTGTCGATAAAAACTCTATATCTATACTAAAAGAAGAGATCAATAATTTGGATTCCCTAGATAAAGATCACGAGGGTCTATATCATGACGTATTTCTTTTGACAGATAGATCACAAGAGTTATGGGATAACATTGTAAGAAATCTAGAAGGTTTGTTTGACAATGATGAAGAGTACCTGCATAATTTTCCACATGCTCCATTTTTGATAAAATATGTAAACAAAGAAAGCAAGCCAACGGGATGGGCAATGTATCCTCATGCCGACAATATAGATTATAAAGATGATCTAGGTGAACATAATGCTAGTGTTTTAAAAGGAATTGTTATTTATGTTACCGATGATTACAGTGGTGGAGAAATTGTATATGTTAATAAAGATATTACATTTAAGCCGAAAGCTGGCTACTTAGTTTGCCACCCAGGTTCTACTGAATATACACATGGAGTAAATAGCTTTACTGGTGGAGATAGGATTATAATTACTGGATTTGTTCATAAAAGAAAGAAACCCAATTAGAGGCGGATCTAATTGGGTTTCTTAGCACTTACGTGCTTACATAAGGAGATTTCTCTCAACCTACGTAATTTTATTTAGTTCTTTTTCTGTTAAAAAATCTGATAAAAAGATTTTCTATTTTACACTCAAGACATTTGCAAGTTGACAGAACCTGGTTATCCATTCTAAAGTATGGAGTTTGCATTACTCTGTGAAAATGCTTTGGTGACATGTATAAATTATACCATTTATTGTTGAGCTAGTATATCGTTTTCATCAAGCTTGTTGTAGATTTCACCCATAAAGTAAATCATTGCTGGATGTGCTTCTTTTGTTTTTGATTCTACTTCTTCCTCAGTCATACCAGACATTAACGCCATCTTTGTATTGATAGATTCATAGACTGCAACCATAAGCTCTACTACTGATTCTTTATCCTTGTTCATCTTTTCCGTCTTCCGCTCTAAATGCTGGGGAAGGTCCCAGCAAAAAACCATCTTCATGATATTTTACCATTTTTTCAATTTCATTGCTACCAACAGTTCCCTTGGCCATTAAGCATAATACGTCATATATTCTATGAAGCATTATATAGTTAACCATAGGAAGGTTGTCTTCTAAATTATTGCTCTGATTGTCCATTTTTTACTTTCATATCTTCAAGCAACTCATCTATAGTATTTAAACCTCTAGATTTGGCTTCTTCAACATATTCTTTAACTATAATAAGAGCTTTTTCAGCAAGTAGCAAGCCAGGCATATGCATGCAAGGAATATTTCTTGCTACCTTAGCTCTTAATTCCTCATCAAATTCATTTTTTAGTGGCATTTTTAATACCCTCCAACATTTTTGAATAAATAGCACTACCAATATAATTTTTATAATGGCAAGAAAGGCAATACACAAATATTTTTTCTTCTACGTCTTCGTTTGAAAAGAGAAGACCTTGGTCTAATGGGCAAACCATCTCTGACACAAGGCCTTCTCTTGAGAGAGCTAGATATTGAGATACTACTTGTATCTTAATATTAACTCCTTTCTAACTTTTAGATGGAAATTTATTTAACCACTCTTTTGTTCGAGGAGTTAAACCTTTCCATGACGACCAATCTTGACCGCCATTGGTCATATAATACGTTATCTCTGCGTTGATTGCTGGATCGAATAACGAGTAGTTACTATCCAGTTTGAACTTTTCTTTACGATCATCACCCAAGTTTCCTAGCATGTTAATCTGAAAAATTCCATAGGAACTGTCTCCAGTTTTCCTGTTGCCGTTATAAGCCATTGGGCGTCCATTAGACTCCTTTTTAGCTACAGCCCACGCCATTTTAAGGGCGCTACCCTCAAAGCCTACAGCTTTGAGGAGTTTAACCAATTCTAAATCTGTTAAAGATTCAGAAGGTTTCCACACAGTATTGCTGAATTGCTCCAGCATTTCCTTGTCAAGTTGTGCTTCGGTTTTTACTTCTGGTTTTACAACCAGTGCAGATGCTGATTGAATTATTTCTGGTTGACCAGTAAATAAAAATAGTACAGCTACTGCTATTGCAACATAGTGATGTAAAACATCGCTAAGTTTTTGTTTTATATTCTCCATAGGCATTTCCTCCAATAGAGATAACGAACTCTAAGAATACCATTAACCTTTACAATATGTCAACTTAAAAATAAGTATTTATTAATTCTAGTTAACTAATAAACTAGTTGTTTAATAAACTTTTTCACCCTTCCTTTCTATAAAAAAGTTTGGTAGAATAAGACTCTTACTAAATTTTATGTGCCATTAGGCGGAAAAGAGACAAAAATGACAAAAATCAAAAACTTTAATCAATCTTCAGACTACTTTGAGGAAAAGCCAATGTCACTAATTGAGATTAATGAAGATAGCGCTTTAATAGATAACCCCTATGAAAATTTTATAGCTATGTCTCGATATGCAAGATGGATACCTTCTGAAAATAGAAGAGAGACATGGAAAGAGACTGTAGATAGATATTTTTCTTTTATGCTAAATCACTTAAAAGAAGATTTTGACTATACTCCAGATGAAGTTCTTTTGTCAAATCTTAAAGATGCTGTATACAAAAGAAATGTAATGCCTTCAATGAGAGCTGTTATGACTTCTGGTCCCGCCCTAGAAAGAGACAATGTGGCTGGCTACAACTGTTCGTATTTGCCAGTAGATCATCCAAGAGCATTTGATGAAACAATGTATATCTTGATGTGCGGCTCTGGAGTTGGTTTTTCTGTTGAGTATAAGTACATTAATAAACTGCCATCTATTCCTAGCGCATTAGAAAAAACAGGAGAAGTAATTGTTGTTGAAGATTCAAAATCTGGGTGGGCAACTGCGTATAAAACTCTTTTAAAAAATTTGTGGGATGGTAAGATACCGTCTTTTGATGTTACAAAAGTTAGACCAGCTGGAGCAAGACTTAAGACTATGGGCGGAAGGTCTTCTGGACCACAACCGTTAGTAAATCTTTTTGATTTTACTATTGCAAAATTTAAAACAGCAGCAGGAAGACAACTAAAGCCAATTGAGTGTCATGATATTATGTGTAAGATCGGAGAGGTTGTAGTTGTCGGAGGAGTTAGAAGATCAGCTATGATTTCTCTTTCAAATATTAATGATATAGAAATGGCTTCTGCAAAATCTGGCAACTGGTGGGAAAACAATCCTCAACGTGCCCTTTCAAATAACTCTGTGGCTTATTCTAGAAAGCCAGACATGGAGCAGTTTATTGCAGAGTGGAAATCTCTTTATGATTCAAAATCAGGAGAGCGTGGCATATACAATGTTGCAGCAGCACAAAAGCAAGCGGCACTTTATGGAAGAGACCCAGATATTCATTATGGAACAAATCCATGCTCTGAAATTATTCTTAGACCAAATCAGTTTTGCAATTTATCTGAAGTTGTATTAAGAGAAGATGATAATGAGGAGTCGGTTTCAAGAAAAGTAGAACTTGCTTCTATTCTTGGTACATGGCAATCAACCCTTACTAATTTTAAATATATTAGAGATGTTTGGAAGAAAAACACAGAAGAAGAGAGACTTCTAGGAGTTTCTTTAACTGGGCAGTTTGGAAATGCAATTTTTTCAGGAAAATCTAGATCTGCAAACGAATTTGCTTGCGGGAAAGGGTGTGTTGATCTTTGCAGCAATCAGGATCACATAAAAGAAGATAACTATACAAGACTTGAGCATATGCTTCAAAGATTAAGAACCCGTGCAAGAGAGGCAAACATTCAAGAAGCATCTGCAATTGGAATTAATCCATCTGCTTCAGTAACATGTGTTAAGCCCTCTGGAACAGTTTCTCAACTAACTGGAGTTTCATCTGGAATGCATCCATGGCACTCTGAGTATTACATAAGAACCGTTCGTGGATCTAAAAATGATCCAATTTCTATATTTCTAAAAGAAGTTGGTATACCAGTTGAAGATGATGTAATGAAGCCAACAGAAACAGATGTTTTTTCTTTTCCTGTAAAGGCCCCTAAACATGCCACTTTTAGAAAAGATCTTACTGCAATCGAGCACTTGGAGCTATGGTTAATTTATCAACGTGCTTGGTGTGAGCATAAGCCATCTATTACAGTATCCGTTAGTGATAATGAGTGGATGGAGGTGGGGGCTTGGGTTTATAAGCACTTTGATGAACTTTCAGGTATATCATTCTTGCCATATTCAGATCACTCTTACAAGCAAGCACCGTACCAAGAAGTTTCAAGGGAAGAGTATGATGCTTTAGTTGAACAAATGCCTAAGTCTATTCGTTGGGAAGATTTGTCTTTTTATGAAACAGAAGACGGAACATCTACTAACGCAACTCTAGCTTGCAGCTCTGACGGCAATTGCGAATTGGTAGATATTAGCGCATAGTGGTACAATAATATAATTGGGCTAAAGCCCAAAATTCCTGGGCAACCCGCCTAGAAATAAGGAGGATCAAAAATGGCAAAAGCTAAAGAAGATCTTAATGGAGATGGAAAGGTTACAATGCAAGAGAAAATTCTAGCAGCACTAGCAAGTTACGGACGTCATTTCTTGGGAGCTGCAATTGCTCTCTATATGACTGGCAACACTAGTCCAAGGGACCTACTACTGGGCGGATTTGCTGCCACAGCACCCGTAATTTTGAAAGCACTCAACCCGAACGAGCCATCGTTTGGCTTTACAAATAAGTAATAAATAGTCGATTAGAAATACTCCTGTGCTAAAATTAGTACAGGAGTATTCCTATTTAGGAGACTATGGCAAATGGCAGGACAAAAGAATTTCGAAGTAGATCAAAATGCAACATTTAGTTTTATAGTAGAATATAAAGACGAAAATGATAATGCGATTGATCTGAGTGGCGCATCTGCAAAGATGCAAGTCCGTGATACAAAAGGCGGAGCTAAATTAGCCGTCACATTAACATCACCTTCTGGTGGAATTACAATTGATGGACCAAATGGTAAATTAACTGTAAAAATGACACCAACACAAACAAACAAAATCTTTTATCCTAAATCATCTTATGATTTAATGGTTATAGATTCTAATGGGAATAAGATAAAGCTCCTTGAGGGTTTTATGACTCTCAGTAGATCGGTAACTATATAATGGTTGAATCCGTAGTTGTTAGAGAGCAAATAAATAAAATTGTAATCTCTTCCGCAGGACCGCAAGGTCCAAGAGGAAGAACAATCTTAAATGGTTCTGGAGACCCTTCAGCAAATTTAGGACTTGAAGGAGATTTTTATTATAACACTGTCTCTTCGGCTTTTCACGGACCAAAACTTTCTGATCAATCTTGGTCGGGATCTAGCAAGATATATTTAACTAATAATACTTTAGTGTACTCATGGGAACTAGCTCAAGTTACTGGGCCAACTCTAGGAGTGTATTCTGTTGTTATTAGCCATGGGTTAGGATATCAACCAAATGTTACCGTAAAGTCTAGTGCTGGAGATATTTTAGAAACTGGCATAGATTACAATAGTAATAACCAAATAACACTGACTATGGCTCAACCATTTTCAGGGACAGCATACCTGTCATAAGGAGATAGCAAATGGCAAGAAAATTTTTAGTTAGCGTTGATCTCAACAAGAATGAGTTGCTCAATGCTAGAATCCAAAACTTAGGCTCAGCGCCTTCTAGTCCAGTATCTGGACAAATTTATTACGATACATCAAATCAAACGATGTATTACTACAATGGACTATCCTCGCCTAACGGCCCATGGATGCCAATGTCTGGCTCCACAGAAGTAATTCAAGATGTTATTGGCTCATCGGTACTTGCTGGTACAGCGCTTACTGCAACTTACGACGATGTAGCTGGAACTACAACATTAAAGTTAAATGACACCGCAGTTGCGGCAGGCTCATACGGATCAACAACAAAGATCCCATCATTTACAGTAGACGCACAAGGTAGATTGACAGCAGCAAGCGAGTCAGACGTAGCAACAAATCTTTCAATTGCTGGTGATACTGGAACAGATACAATAGATCTTCTTTCAGATACTTTAACAGTTTCTGGCGGAGAAGGAATTGATGTAGATGTAACAGATAACACAATTACAGTTTCTGCAGAAGACGCTTCAACTAGCAACAAGGGTGTTGCTTCCTTTGAATCAGCCGATTTTAATACAACAAGCGGACATGTCGAATTAAAAGATACAGTAGTTAAGTCATTAACAACTGATTCAGGAGATCTTACTCCATCAGGACACTCTCTATCAATTTTGGGAGGAGAGGGAATTGATGTAACACACACTGGAACATCAATTACTGTAGCTGGAGAAGATGCGAGCACAACTAATAAGGGTGTTGCTTCTTTTGCGGATGCAGACTTTACAGTAACATCTGGTGCGGTAACAATTAAAAATGTTAACCTTGCAACTCAGACTACTGGAAATTATATTGCAACAATTTCTGGAACAGCAAATGAAATTGAAGTTACTGGCTCTGGATCAGAAAATTCAGCCGTAACAATTGGATTGCCAGATGATGTAACAATTGCAGGCAACCTGACAATTAGCGGCAATCTCGATGTACAAGGCTCAATTAACTCAATAAGCACAACTGAAGTTAATATTGTTGACAACAAAGTTGTTTTAAATACAAACGTTGACGGTGCACCAATAGCAGATGCTGGATTAAAGGTAAATCGTGGAACTTCAGCAGATGTAGAAATTCTATGGAATGAGTCATCAGATCAATGGACACTGACAAATGATGGTACAAATTATCACGAGATAACAAGAAAGTATAAGCAAACTCTTAGCACATCAGCAACATCTTATACTTTAACTCATAATCTAGGAACAAAAGATGTAGTAACTTCTATTTATGAAGTTGCTTCACCATACGCAGAAGTAGAAGCAGATGTTGAACATACATCAGATTCAGTTGTAACTATTAGATTTGCAGTTGCACCAACAGCTGGAGAATATAGAGTAGTTGTAATAGGATAAGGATTTTAAATGGCCAAAAAGTTTAAGTCATTACTAAACCTTCTAACACTTGCAGAAGATCCACTTGTTGGCTCATCTGGAGATGTATACTTTAATGTTACAAGTAAAAACATTAAGATATACAATGGTGCAATGTGGGTTGACTTAACTCCAGGCTCTACAGATCCCGCTCCGTTTTATATGCACACTCACACATACGATGGAGATGTGCATACAATTAACTTACAAGAAACTATTGATTTTTCTAATATTAATGAAAATGCTAGCGTTGAAGAAGATACTCCTGTTATAATTGGCATAGATGGTGGAAGTCCAAATTCAAACTATAACAATGTAAGTTACACACAACTCACCTTGTTAGACGGAGGCGAAATTGCCTAGTAATTATCCAAATTCGTTAGACAATCTTACAAACCCAGAAAGCACTTCAAGTTTAGAAGGTCATGCTTCTTTACATGCAACTGTAAATGATGCAATTGAAGCTATTGAACTAAAGCTGGGTGTAGATGGATCTTCAGATGTAAACTCTATTGATTACAAAATAGCAGAGTTAGAGACAAGCCTAAATGCTTTAGATGCAGAAAATGCATCAGAGCTACTTGGTTTGGACGGAAACAATGATATATCAGCAACCGTTTGCGATATTGAAAATGCAACAACTTTAGATTCTTTCAATAAGAATACATTTTCTACTATAAAGTATACAATCCAAATAACCAGGGGGGCAGAAATCTATGCCTCAGAAATATTTATTGTAAATCATGAAAATGATATAAATGCTTCAGAATCAAACATAATAACAAACACAAACAACACTCTATTTAGTTATACATTTGAAGAAAATTCAGGTATAATTAGTCTCAAGATCACCCCTGTAAGTACTGCTGTTACAGCCAGATATTACAGAACAGCAATTAAAAAATAAGCAGTAAGAGGAGTCATATCAATGGCAACAGTAAATAAAAACTTTAGAATTAAACATGGTCTGGTTGTTGAAGGCTCAACAGCTACGGTTAATGGTCAAAATATACTTACAGAAACAGGTTCAGATCAATATATTCTGAATTTGGTTGGTGGCCAAAACCTCATAGATTCAGTAGCATCTGGTCTTTCAGTAGATGGCAATAGCCAACTTTCTATTGACCGCACAGTTGTTGACGGTTGGTATGATTCAAATGGTGCAGCAGCGGCAGCACTTTCAGACGCACAAGATTACGCAGATACAGCTGAAGCAGATGCAGTAACAGCAGCAAATTCTTACACAGATGGTCGTGAGACTGCAATCACAACTGCTTACGAGGCATACGCTGACCAGGCAGAGGTAGATGCTAAGGCTTACACAGACACTCGTGAAGGAGCAATCACAACTGCTTACGAGGCATACGCTGACCAGGCAGAGGTAGATGCTAAGGCTTACACAGACACTCGTGAAGGAGCAATCACAACTGCTTACGAAGCATACGCTGACCAGGCAGAGGTAGATGCTAAGGCTTACACAGACACTCGTGAAGGAGCAATCACAACTGCTTACGAAGCATACGCTGACCAGGCAGAGGTAGATGCTAAGGCTTATACAGACACTCGTGAAGGAGCAATCACAACTGCTTACGAGGCATACGCTGACCAGGCAGAGGTAGATGCTAAGGCATATGCTGATCAGAAGGTTGCAGACCTTGTTGATTCAGCACCAGCACTTCTTGATACACTTAATGAATTAGCAGCAGCAATTGGAGACAATCCAAATTATGCAACAGATTTAGCTACGTCAGTAGGAGAAAAGGTAGCAAAGGCTGGCGATACAATGACTGGGCTTCTTGTCCTTTCAGCAGACCCATCAGCAAACCTTGGTGCAGCAACAAAGCAATATGTTGATGCAGCCGAAACAGATGCTAAGGCTTACACAGACACTCGTGAAGGAGCAATCACAACTGCTTACGAGGCATACGCTGACCAGGCAGAGGTAGATGCTAAGGCTTACACAGACACTCGTGAAGGAGCAATCACAACTGCTTACGAAGCATACGCTGATCAGGCAGAGGTAGATGCTATTGCAACAGCTCAAGCAGCACTAGATGACGTTCTTGACGGAACAACACCGTTTACAGATCTCAACATCAATGATGTTGCAAAGCAGGTGGCAGCAAGAACAACATCCCTTGCTTCAGTTCCAGTAACTGCATACCAGTTTAACAAAACAAACTTTAAATCAGGTAAGTTCTTGATTAAGATTGATAACGGAACACACAATGAAATATCAGAAATTCTAGTAACACTAGATTCATCTAATAACGTAGCAATTACAGAATATGCAATCGTTGGAACAAATGGTTCAAGAGGAACAATTACAGCAGATGTAGATGGAACTCATTGCCGAATCAGAGTAAATCCATTAAATGATTCAACAATTACTGTAGCTGGTACAGTTTTTAACGCATAATTAAATAAAAGGTTATGGGGTTCCTTTTAAAAACCCCACCAAAACACTTAGGGGATATGTGAACTTAAATGTCTACAACAGATAAGAATTTTAAAGTAAAGAACGGACTCAATGTAGCTGGAGAAGCCACATTTGGGTCTAATGTCATTTTAGGACAAACCCCCCTCAGATTTGATACAGCAACAAATAAGCTCCAAATTCAGCTAAATGGGACATGGACCCCAATAGCTTTTAATTCAGAAATTCCAGATCCAGCTTCACAAATTAGCTTTATGGATATTGGCTTGGCTATTGATTATAACGGACAGCCAATATATACAGTACAAGCAAATGGAGTAAATCCCGATTCAACCAGTAAATTTGTAGATGGAGGATCTCCATATTCTACAGATTCTGAAATTTCAATGGTCTTTGATTCTGGAGTCATATCTTAATTCAGTAAGTGATACAATAAGCAGTATAAATAAAATATATAAGGGGTACCAAAATGGCAACAGTAAGATTACAGTTAAGAAGAGGTCTAGCAGATGATTGGTTTGATGCTAACCCAACACTAGCAGCAGGAGAAATTGGTATTGAAACAGATACCAACACATTTAAATTTGGAGATGGAAACACTCCATGGAACTCACTTGAATACGCTCTTTCTGGTACAGTAGATGACTATATTCCTTTAAGTACAAAAGCCCAAGCTGGTGGAGTCGCCTCTCTTGATAGCTCTGGCTTTGTTCCAGTATCTCAGTTGCCACCTCTTGCAAAAGTTACTGTTAATGCAGTTGCAGATCAGTCAGCTCGTTTAGCACTTACTGCAGAAACAGGAGATATTGCAATTCAAGCAGATAACGGACAATCTTATGTTCTTTCTGCTTCTCCAGCATCAACAGATGCAAACTGGAAAGCATTAGTTGGTTCAGAAGCTGTCGTAGATACAGTAGAAACAGCATTGGTGGCTGGAACAGGATTAGATAAAACTTATAACGATGCATCTGGAACAATTACAATTGATATTGATTCAACAGTTGCTACATTAAATGGAACACAAACACTAACAAATAAGACATTAACATCTCCAGTAATTAACACACCAACTGGAATTGTTAAGGCAGATGTTGGTCTTTCAAATGTTGACAATACTTCAGATGCAAACAAGCCAGTTTCAACTGCAACAGCAGCTGCAATAGCTACAGCAAAATCTCAAGCTCAAGGATATGCAGACGATCAAATTAATTTAGTTATTGGTGCTGCACCAGCTGCTTTAAATACTCTTAGTGAGCTTGCAGATGCACTCGCAGATGATGCAAACTTTGCATCAACAGTTACATCTAGCCTTGCAACCAAATCACCAATTGATTCTCCAACCTTTACTGGAACAGTAACTCTTCCAGGATCAACAGTTATTGGTTCAGTTGGAAGCGCAGAGATTGGATACCTAGACGGAGTAACATCTTCCGTCCAGGGACAGATTGATACTAAAGCGCCAATCGCTTCTCCAACCTTTACTGGAACAGTAACTCTTCCAGGATCAACAGTTATTGGTTCAGTTGGAAGCGCAGAGATTGGATACCTAGACGGAGTAACATCTTCCGTCCA